CGTAGGTACTTAACCACCCTTTAATTTATCTTATAATTTATTATATCATACTTTTCTATATTTTGTCAATACTTTTTTAATTAATTATTAAAAAGTATTTAATTAATTTGTTTGACTTGCTATATTTATTACTGTGTTCGTTTTCTTACTATAATTATATTATACGCTTAAAGTATTATAATTACAAGTGTCGTTCTTAACTTTTTTAATTAATTATTAAACATTAGCTTTATTTATCTCTTATTTTCTTTAATTTGCTAGTGTTTGCTAACTATTTTTTAAATAATTATTATATATTCTTTAAGCTTGTATTACCATTTTTAAGGCGTTTTAATTTAATAGAATATTATTGTATTAGTAGATAGTCAAAAGGCTCATGCAAGGCTATTAGAAGGTTTATAATGTAAGTTATATTATACATTCTTAAACAAATAAAAAAAGAGATAGAAATAACTCTACCTCTTAATGAGTTCCCTTGTTTGCTATATTTAAATATGTTGTAATACAGTTCTTAAAGTCTTCTATATTGTCAAAATCATAGCTCCAATCGCCCAACATGTACGGTTGAAAAGTATATTGATTCTTAGCTTGGTTTATACTTGCCCATGACCCGTCGGTGAATTCAATCCCTATCTCCCCTTCTTCAATGTGGAAATTGTCAGTTGTTTCATATAATATTTTTTTAACTTTTACTGTTTTATTTAACTTATTGTACTCTTCTTTAGATGTTTTTATATTATTGTTTGTTGTGCTTAATTCCCTTGTTAATGCGTTTATCTTGTATTGTCTAGCTCCTAATACAAGTAACATAGATATTAATAATATAATTGTTATTATTCTTTTATTATTTTTCATTTTAAATTACCACCTTTTTAATTAATTATTATACTATTTATTATACACCTATTGCACTTGTTTGTAAAGTATTTAATTAATTATTATACATTCTAGGGAAAATAACTGTCTTTTTTATACATTCTAGGGAAAAATAAAATTGTTATTCAACGCTTTTATCGTGATTTTTCACATATAGCAACATATTAGTATTAAACATTACACACTAAACAGATTAATTAAATAGTTTAAGTCTTCTGTCTTATTCCCTTTGTAGTACATTTTAGGATTAATAACTAAAAATTCTTTTTCAAAATCTTTCACTATCATAATTACTTTTTCATTATGTACAAAAGTATTTAGTAATGTATTTTTAAATCTTGCAATGTTTTTATCTGCATTATCACCCAATACCTTTTGGATATCTTTTATTGTCATTGGTTCAATAAGTTCTGGGCTAACTTCAGAAGGATTAAAGCAAATTATATTAAGATTGAAATTTATATAAGGTAGTAGGTCTATAAAGATAAATAGTCTTTTGTGTTCTCTTGCTAAAGATCTATTATACAATTCCCTTATAGTATTTTTAAATATTCTTGTATAGGTATTCTTTTTATTATCAATACTTTTAAATGCACTTATTTTATTATTTATATGTATACTATCATTATCGTCAATAAATATTAAGTTATTATCAAGTAAAGCATTTTTAGTTCTATAATATTCGCTTTTACTAAGTTTTAAAATTTCTTGCAATTCACTTTCTTTTATTAATTTATATCTATTATTATCTTCTTTTAGCATCATTCTATTATCTTCATATTTAATATATGTACTCATAAATATAAACCTGAACAAATATTGTTTTTCAATTTTAGGCAAGTTATTATAAAAACTAAAATAAAAATTACCCAACTTATTTACAATTTCATTTTCTGCACATTCTTTATCATAATAGTACTTTTTTATATTCTGCTTTTTTTCTTCCTCATCTTCTTTGTAATTTACAATATTCATTGCTACATTTTCAAGTGTTTTATCATGTAACTTTATCACCTCTCCTTCCTCAGATATAAACTCATTATTTTTTAATATGTGTTTCGTTTTGTCAACTTCATATGTCCATGTTTTTCTACTCAAATATTTTATTCCTCCTTTTATAATGTGGGTGTTTTAATTCCTAATATAATATATAATATAACATCCCCTCAAACCCCCATGTTTTAATTAATAATTTTATAATCTTATTCAGCTATTTACATGTTATCACCTCCTTAAAATTAATATGAGAATAAGACTAGATAATACTAGCCTTTAAATCTTTTAATTCATTATTCATTTTTTATTAACTCCTTTTATCTATTTAATTTTACTATACAACAAGTTATCTATTAAATAATTTATATATTCGTATTCTGTTTTTGTTACTTCTAAAAACACACTATCTTTATTGTAGTAAAATCTATATTCTAATTTATTAACTAGCTTTTTATATTCTCCTTCTATTTTCTTTTTACTATATCTATTAGTATTAAAATACTCTTTTGTATAACTGTCTTTATTTATTAATTTGTGTATTAAGTCTTTTCTAGTATAGAATTCGTTATTGTATAATACTTGCTCATTTAGTATTTTTAATATTTTAGCTTTTTGTAAAGTTGTTTTATTATCTGTATAGTTATAACAAAAGTTATATTGTTCTAGTTGTTTTCTCTCTTCTTCCAATTCCCTTAGCTTTTGTATCTCATATTCTTTTTGTCTTTGTAGATTCTTGTTAAAACGCTCGTTATAATATTCTTTGTTGTTTATATAGTTTTCTATTTGCTCAGTCTTCATTAATTCATTTTCTCTATTATCTGTATAGTTTCTAAGCCTATACATCTTAAAACGTTCTATATATTCCAATACTCTATATTGTCTTATTCCGTCCGTAAATTCAATATTTAATAATTCCATTTTATTGACTCCTTTTAAATAATTATTTTATTATATGTATAGAGAATAGATTGTTCTATCCCCTTTTAATTTAATAATTGCACTTGGTCTATTGTAAATAAACTAGCTTTAGTCATAAACATTTTAGATATTTCTTTTCCGTCTTTATCTTTTTTAGTTGTTCTTTTCCATATGCTAGTTTGTAAAAATGCCTTTTCACCTTTTTTAACGCTATAACCTCTATTCTTCCATTCTTGAAAAGTAAATAAATTGTCTCCAGTATATTCAAACCCTCTTAGCATTGCTTCTGTAGATATAATTTCTCTATTACTCATATCCTCAAAACTCCTTTTTATTTAATTAATTATTATGTATTTGTTAATTTAATCTATAATTTATTATAACATATATAGTAGTAATTGTATAGTGTTTTTAATTAATTATTAATGGTATTATTTTGACATTATTTCTATTGATGTTTGTTGTTAAGTGTAATTAGTTTTATATGTGTGTAACAGTTTAATGTATTTATATATTTAATTGTATAATTACATTATCATATTGTTTGTGTATATGTTCTATTAGTTGTATAACAGATTGGTATAAGTGTTTTCAATCCAAACCAAACTTAATCACGAAAATGTGACTACTAAAATATATTTGACTACTTTCCACTTAATCTGCATCAACTCGTGTATCAATAACTATATTATCTAGTATTAATAACTGCATATTGTCAGGAGCTATTATATCAACAATTATTATCATTTACATTGTTTTCATACCTTAAAGTATTATAATTATGTAATTATCGTACTTTAATACGTGTTATTTATATTGGATTATATGGTAAATAGTACTATATAGGTAGGGGGATATTAAACATTTGCGGTTGGATTATGGGAACGTGTGTTTGCCATAACACATTGAGTCATGTAATATTTTAAAAATACGACTCGAAACATTATCGTATTCGTTATCGTTCAGCCCTCTATTCTCAACGTCTACATATAATTTCCGATTAAAAAATCTAAACTTGGTGTCTATTATAGTTGATTAAACTATCTAAATTACTACGTTTTAACGAGATGCTCCTAATTTTTTAATATAGCTACTAAAAATGATATCTTAAATTACCAAATAACATCAGCTTAATCTCGGTTATATCATATTTATCTATCTATAATTTAAGACAAAAAATTAGAGCCACCGACAACTCTTTATCGTAGCTCTAAAATATTGTTTATTTTATTTGTATATTATTTCCAACTATGGTCTATAATTAAAATGTTGGCAGGGGTGCTATCTCAAATTCAAAAAATAGTTTTAATCACCAATTAGCTATTCATACACCCCTGTCTTTTATAATTTAAAGATTGTAATCTATGTAAAAGGAAAGTAGAAAGATAAAAATAGGCTAATGCAAAAGCAAAAAATCAACTATTAATTTATCAATCTACTGTGTATATAGGCTAGTCCTATTGGAAAAATCAACTATATACTTAATACCAAAGTTCTATTGTCTTGTCCTCATAATTAAATTCAAATAAATCACATTCATATAAGTCACTCATAACTATTTCTGCTTCTATTTCGTCTCTTATATCATATTATTTATTGTTTTTCTTATTACAGTTTTTTGTATATTTATTTTAAATATTTTAAATGTATAAGTTTATTGGGTTATGCACATACTAAAAGTGAATAGACATAACTATTTGTGTGAAGTAATTCGCTTTTCTTTTTGGGTGTGTCTAATACTCTCATTCCTCTCCCATTGCTTTCATTTCTTATTGAAAAAATTAAGCCTTGATATCACTAATTTTAAAGCCAATTTTTATATGTTCTATATATATAACTAAATATATAACAAAACATATAAAAACTAGCCAAGCAAAATATTAAATTAAGTCTTCTACAACACCTTTTAAGTAAACATAATCTTCTGTGGTAAGTTTAGAACTCTTCAGTTTAATATATATCTCATGCATATCATTCTCAAAACTGAAAGTATCATAAGTGTATTTGTGAGTACCTAAAGTATGATCTAATTCTGATTTGAATTGTAAAATTTGTTGTCTCCCTAAATCACCATTTTTAACTAAGTCCTTAAATCTATCTCTCACATCAATGTATGTTGGATTATTATTAGTCTTAACTTTATAAGGTGCTTTTATACTGCTATTTTTAGTATTATTTTTATTTTTTATTGGCTCTATAATATATTCACTTTTCTTACTCTCCTTTTGCTTATAGGTGTTAAATTTATTATCTTTAACTTCACCATTTAATAACATAGCTAATAGCTGTAAAACAAAAGGAATAAGAGCTGTAATTGCTATAAATCCAATAAGTAGCTTTTCAAATACAGAGTCTGTATTCCTAAACCAAATCAAAAGCACTAGTCCTACAATTATTGGTACTATCATAATTTTCATGTAACTTTTTAAATTCTTCATCTTAAATATCCTCCTTTATATACTTTAGTTATATGTATAGGGCGGGGGATATTTTTACATTCCCCACTATAAGATACTATCTAGCCCATTAAAATCAAAATCAACAGCAACTACTTCATATTGGTTAGATTTAATTGTCGTCTTACCAGAACTATTAACTATTAATACAGATGGATAATAACCGTCAGCATCATAATTAATCTTATACCATTGGTGTACTTCTCCACTCTCATACATCTTATCCAACTTATCTTGTCCTGTTTTGTGGTATAAGTCTATCTCACATAGAATACCAACCATATCACCATTATTCTTTTTAATGATTATATGTGCATCATTTCTCTTTTTGCATTGCCAAGATTCTTCAACTTTAAAATAGATGATTTCAAATTTACTATATAGATATGCATATAAATTCATTAAATACATTCTGTGGTCGCTTATTTCTTCTTTATTTATGCTATATACATATTCTCTATTTAACTTGTATTCATTTCGTTTTACTATATTATTATCATACAATAACTTCATTTTTGTCTGTGCTTGTATATATGGTTGTTTAGCCCCCTTAAAGTAAATCAAAGCACATTGTTTGTTAGTAATAAATCCGTAGGTGTTTATATGCTCCAAAATGTCCCTAACTTTCTTTGTAAATCTAATGCTCATTATTCTTCTTCACCCTTTTTATTTTTATTCTCAATCAGATTAGTGAATCTATTTTTTTTAGATTTTTTCGAAGTTTCTTTATGTTCTTTAGTATTTTTATCATTATTTTCAGAGTTTTCTATCGTTTTTGGGAGTTCTGGAACGACTATATCACCATCTAGGTTAAGATTTAATTTATTATTTTCTTTTGTGATAGAATCCTTTAATAATTTCTCCATCATTCTTTCATCAAGGTATAACGTCTTAGCCACTTTAATTCCTTCTCCATAATCAACTAAACATTCTCTTTTCTTTTCTAATGACATAACACGTTTTGCAACGTCTTCACCAGACATAATTGTAAGTGCGGAGGCTGTGTTAGGTTGACTAAAACATATCTTATTTACTAATTGTCCTTTAATTTCACTACTCATATTTGCCAAACTTCCACGTTGGGTTGCAACTGTAACATAAATTCCGCTACTTCTTGATTTTCTTATAATATCCCATAATAAATCTTGTATTGCATCACTTGCCATAAAGTCTGCTATTTCATCTCCTATAAGATGTATCACTTTCAATTGCTTTGATTTATCTTTAACCAATTTATTATATTGATGTACATTAAAACAAAATGACTCCTGTTCAGCAAACAACTTATTCCTTCTATTCATTTCCTTTTTTAAATATCTAAGCATAGAAACTACTTCAGCTTCATTATTAGCATAGTATTTACATTGCTTTGTATCTCTAAAAACTCTAAGATCGTTCTTTTCACCCATATTGCATACCATTAAGTCAAAACTATCTTCGTAAAAGTAACCATTACATTGATTACAAAGATTTATAAAAGCACTTATTAATGAATTAGTTTTGCCACTACCTTGAATTCCACCAATTAAAGAATTTGCATTTAAACTATAGTCAAGAATAATAGGATTCCAGTCGTACCCCATAGCTACGTATAATTCCCAAGGTTTTGTTCTATAAGGCGTAAATTTAACATTATCTTCAATTCTTTTATGGATTATAGATGTTTCTAGTACCATTTCTTTATAGTTAAAATTGAAAAAACACTTTCCCATTGTTTTAGTTATAGTGTCATAAGAAGCTTTGATTTTATCATAATTAAGCCCCAATGGAATCTTTGATATCACCTTATAACCAACTAAATCACCATCATGCGACTTTATTTCAGTTATTTTATCCATATTTAAAATTTCCCCTGATTTAGTCATACAACCATCAATATTATAAAATGTTTTAAACCAATTAAATCTTAATCTATCCTTTGTAGATATTTCATAGTGTAGGAAATGAACTCTTATATATGCTGTATTTCTATCTTCAGATAAACTTGCCATTACATTTGCTTTGTAGCAATGCTCAACTAACGGAATTAAAGCTACTATATCAATAAATTTCTTACCAAAAGGGATAGATAATATCATATCGAAACCATAGTGTTTAGAGAATATTTTTAAAATTTGATATTCTTGATCTATCCTATTTCCTGCCTTACTACCCATACTATCCATTAAAACTTTCCAGTTTCTTTTCACTTTACTTTTAAGCCTTCTTTCCTCATGTTTATCATATGCAAATGTTCTATATAATGCATAACCAGTTGTTCCACATAATAAACTTTCTAAAATCATACTCTCACCTACTTTTCTTTATAATCTTTGTGTATATGTCTACAGATGAACAAACTACAACCATTAATAATAACGCTATTGAAAACCAATTAGGTATTGCTATTCCAAGTAATGAGAAATTGCTATTTAATAAAAACCCTTTAAAATTACTAAATATAAAATTATCTACTGCATTTGAATATTTATATACAATCTTAAAAGCTCCTAGTCCCACAATTCCAATTGAGGTAGTTTTTATAATCTTTTTTTGATTTATTTCTGATAAAATATTACTAACTTCTTTTTTTGACAATGTTCTTTCTCTTGCTAACATAACACACTCTCCTATCCTAGATGTCTGTATTCTGTATTGACATCTTTTAAACCATTTATTAGTAATAACCATAAACATTTTAATATCTCTAAATTATTTTTCATTTTTTTCATTGCTCCCTTTTGAATATTATTTTGATTTATAGTACATACTATGTATTAACAGTATATATGTGAACATATATGTTAAAATATATTTTTAAAATTTCAGGAGGATTATTTTATGGATAACAAACAGTTTTTTACTATATGTATATTGTCTATAATCCTTTATTATGTAGGGCTTGGAATAAACAAAGTAAAAACCAAGAAAAAAGAGCAAAGAGAATATCCAATCAATGTTTATATAGATAAAGTTATTTCTTCAGTAAATAAGATGAATGGGTCAGAATTTGAAGATTTTGTTGAATATATATTTAGAGAAATGGGGTTTAAAGCGGAACAAACACCCAAAACAAGGGATGGTGGCAAGGATTTAATATTAAGTACTAAGGATGGCAAAATGTATGTGGAGATTAAAAGGTATGCTAGTTCAAATCTGGTGACTGCTCCATTGGTTTTAAAACTGATTGGGAGTGCGGTCTCAGATGGAGTGAATAAGTGTTTGTTTTTAACTACAAGTGGCTATACAAATGATGCTATTGACACGGCAGAGAAAAGTAAAGTTGATATTAAATTAATTGATATAAATGGATTTGTAGATATGTGTAAGATGTGTGATGCTGACAATGTATTAAGGTATTTAGGATATTAAAAAAGGCTAAGGTTTCTTATACCCTAGCCTTTTGAAATTATTTTCTATATCTGCTCATTTCACCATTTACGCCTACTCTACGTCTTCTATCTGGTCTTTGAACTTTTGTATTTATCACTGTAGAAGCTGTTTCTAATTCACTAAAATCTATACTTATATCAGATTCACTCTTTTCTTTAGCTTTATCGTTAACTTCTTCTCTTTTCTTTTTAATCTCCATATATGATTTTTTTAATTCTTCTAAGATTCCATCATTAAATTCAGTTCCAGCTACAAAAACAATATTACTTTCATCATCCCATACAGTATCCATTGTTTTTAAAGGATATCCAAATGCATCCTTTATTATAGCTCTATTTATTTCTGTATTACAATCTTTATTTAAAATAAGACCATGCACAGTACCATTTTTTAAATATTGTGCATATACCATTTTTTGCTCTGCTTTATCTAATTCATTTACAAAATCAGTACCACCAAACTCACATATAAAAGAAACACCCTTTGTTGAATATATTACTTCTAATTCTTGTTCATCTAAATTTCCTTCTGATGTTATTGAATTAAAAGCCATTATTCCGTCTAATAAAGATGCAACTTCTGAATTTATTCTCATTTTATCCTTAAAATCTCTTTTATTATTGTCTACAATTTGTAAATTAGTTACTACGTTATCTTTATTTAACTCTTTTAATTCCTTTAGACATTCCAATGAATTATATTGCATAATCATATCTTCGCTTGAATGTGGTTTAACAGCAATGGCATTTACTATTTTATCTGGATACCATTCTTTCATAGCTTTCATTATAGAACTTGACATTCCACCACCTGTTCCCCCAGATGTTGAGAATACAAATGTATATATCGTAGCATTGGCATATCTCTTATATATCTTTTCTGCAATTATATAATTTCTCTCTTCAGCGTTTATTATTTCTTTAGCTAATTTTTGATCTTTAGCCATTCCTTTTGTTTCTGAAATATGATGTTGCTTATCATAATCAGTACCTATAGTTT